GCTCCACTGGATTGGCCAACTAGAACCATGCCCGTTTCTACCCAACCATAGAAGTCTCCTTGAGCCTCATCTGCCATTGAACGAACATCTATGTTCAATAATGTAGATGATGCAGAATAACTTGATGGGATAGACTTATAAGTATAAGGATTATCAGAGAATGTTGATGTAGGAATATTGTATGGACCACCTTTATGATTTGGTTGTGCAAGTCTAAAGATTGCTCCTGCTGTTGTATTAGGTGCTGATATATCTCCTAAACCAGTTCCATTTTGAGTAGCAACTACTGATTCACCAACTTGGAACGTACCAGAAGTCATTTCAATTTCTAGTAGTTTTGGAACAATATACTTACTTACATCCTTACCATCAAAGAATGCATACATCTGTGTTAGAGGTTTAATTCTCTTAGCAACTATCTGTATATTTCTAGACCTTAAGAATAGAACAAGATCTCTACTAATAACTCTATCACCTAATGATTCTCTATCAAATTGCTCAACAACTGCACGTCTAGTACCAGTTCTAACCTGACTACCAGTTTCGATAGTTCTTCTTTCAGTTTCAAATACGGTAGTTCTAGTTCTTGTACCACTCATACCACCATCATGAGAGTGTGTGCTGACAGTAGTTCCCCTATTAACCCGTCTATCGACTGTTTGTGTTCCTTGCCAGTTAGTCTGCCAAGAATTCCAAACAGTTCCTGCAAATCCATCTTGACTAAATCCAAGGTTAGCCCTAGCATCTGCAAGCACAGCAGCAAAGTTACCTTCGTTATTAATAACTCTAGCTTCAAGTCTTGCAGTATCAACCCAGTTATCAGTTGCTGGTGTCATTTCAATAGTTCCTTGCCAGAAACTAATCATAAATGGAGTTACACTTTCACTTCTAGTTCCGAAAGATTGTTTTACATATTCTACTTCTGCATAATCCAAACTAACAATATCACCTGTTCTTCTTACATTAACACCTTCTATTAAAGAAAATGCTGCATCTGCAGTAGTGTCAGTATTAACAACAGGTCCAGGAATAAGATCTAATGATGTTGTATAATGCTTTGGACGCATTGATTGTTCATTTAAATCAATACTATTAGCAATACCAAATGAGGTTTCTTGTGCTCCAACTGATGTAAAGTTATCAACAAAGAATCCTGCTTTGAATCTATTAAATCCATCTCTATCAGGAATAAACATGTTAGAAGTTGCATTTTCTAACATTGATAATGTTGTATAATATTCTAAACTCTTTACTCTATCTTCAAGATCCTTAAGATCACTCATCTTAAATTTCTTATACTTTAAGAATTCAATTGAAACATCTTTGGTATCATAAATGTATGGAGGAAGCGTTAGTTGTGCTATCTCTAAAGCATCATCAACACCTTCTGGAAGGTCTGGTTTGTCTGCAGGTGTTCCATACTTTACCTGAAGATCGGAATCCTTAGTGATGAAAATTCTATCAATTCTTCCTTGATAATACGAGAATGTAGTTAAAATAGATTCATCAGATGCTAATACATTTGCAGCTGAATTTGATGTAGTTGAAAATGTTCTACCCAAGAATTCAAATGGAGATCTTGTGTCTACAGATACTGTATAATCTTGCACTCTTGGTCTGATATCAATAATATCAGAATTACTCATTCCATTGAAATTTGGTATTTCTTTACCATAATTGAAAGTATCATATGATCCGACAGTAGTAATATCTCCTGTATCTGTTGGATCGTAAGAACCACTTGCAAAATAGACAATTATTTTTTTAGTTGGAGTATCTGTGTCTGGATTTTTTTCAATTGTACCATAATTGTAAATGGTGGCTTCTTGTCCATTATTAAATGTATAATTCTTTGATATATTAAAACTAGGAGAATTTAAAGTAGTAACAGTTGCATCGAATTGTGATTCAGAAGAAGATATAGATTCGCCTTCTTTAAATACACTATCATTTTTATAAAGAATAGAAATTTGATTGCTTGACAATTTTTCAGCAACAACAGCAGCAGCACCACTAGATTGCCCTATCAATAATTCACCAACAATATATTCTTCAGTTGTTGTAGATGCACTTAATATAGATGATAAAGTTACTTTAGGTGCAGAAGGATCTTGAGTATCTGCTGATTCAAATATATCATGAATTTCTATAATATCAGGAGTATTAAGAGATAGTAAACTATCTTCAACTCTCGTACCGAAAGGATAGTTACCAAATGTTAATCCATTATTAAGAGTAGTTGCACCAATACCAGAACCATCATTTTTAGATTTATCAATAATAATAGATTGTACTCTATTTCTTATTTTAACTTTAGCTTTTGGTTTGATCTTAGTTAAAGTTGCTGTTAAAGTAGCACCAGTATCGTTGCTTCCTAAATTAAAGATTTGTAATGACTTTCCACCACTACCTGTTACAAATTGAACCTGATCAGAAGTTAATGGTTCTGTAGTACCATCAGATCTAGTTAATGAATATCTTTCCTCATCAAATGGTAAAAATGTTTCATTTTCTCCAGCAGTAGGAATGGTTCCACCATCTATCTGATTATTTGCTATATTAACTGTAAATACTTTTCTTATTGTAATAGACGCATTTGTTAAATCAACAGTTGCTATATTATGTTTTGGTAAAAATGTAAATAGTTTATCATCACTAGATGTTTGTATATCTGAAGATTGTACAGTTAAATCTGTAACATTTATTGCACTAGATGGTAAGACACCATTACATATTCCTGCTACAGTTTCTACACCTTGGATGGTAACTATATTTGAACCAACAGATATAACTTTTGCTAAAGTTGGATCATTTGAATTTGCTAAATTAGTAAATTTGACAAGATTTCCAACCTCTATTACTTTTGGAAATACTAAATTTGTGCTTGTTATAGTGCTAATTCCTGCTTTTACTTGTGTAATAGAAGCAATACCAATATTTGCTTTTAGTGTTGGTATGACATCAGCACTAAATGTATTAACACCAACTAAACCATTATCAGTTGCATATACTGATTTTACATCAGAAATAGTATGATTTGTAATTGCAATAGCAATTCTACCATTCGCATCTCCATTGAATATTAATGGTTCATTAGGACTAAATTCACCTTGCCTTTCATAAACAGTAAGTGCAACACCAGCAGTTACTGCATCTTTAAGGAAAGCAGTTGCCCCAGTTTGAGCACCTTTAACAAATGTTGGGATAGATAATGTAGTTGGTTCATTAACAGTAATTTCAGAAGTTGTTTGAACATCAAATAAACTTAGATCCCATTCATTTAAATTTCCATTTGATGCATTATATGATCCTGATTCTAATCTAAAATCGTATACTCTAGCTAATCCTATTTCTTTACCAGATACATCATAACCATTAGCACCAACTCTTGTGTCTCTTAAACTAACAACATAAGTATTACCAACACCAATTTCTGCGGAACCATAAACACGATTCAAAGATAATGTAGATCCTGTATTATATGTTAGTGCTTGATCTTTTATTGTTTTTGTAGTTCTTGTTTTAGGAGAATCTAAGAATGATGATGCTATTGTTTCTACAGCATATCCTTTAACATATGCTTTACCTGGAGAAATTTTATAAAGCATATCATTATCAGATGCTGCTATTCCGCCAGGAGTTAATTGACCAGCATTAAATACACCATTATTTCCTTGATTATCATTTAAAGATTCTAATACTGATGCATCAAAGGCTCTTACTAAGTAATCACCAAATGTTTCATAAGTTCTTTTAGCTAAGTTATCATTTAGATCTTTTGCAAAAACGGATCCACTACTACTTCCACTTTTTGTTTTTGATTTTAAAATACCATTTTCAACTACTGCTAATTCTATAAAATTATCATCATTTAAATCGGAAAGAGATTTTTTAAAAAGACTTACGGATATTTTTAACCTATCAGCACCTGGTGCAGAATAATTATTAAATCCCTGTGAGTTATCATTTAGGGTTTCATCCATGTCAGAATTAATTATCTGCTCATTTACAAAAAGTCCTACTCTGTAATTTGGATTAGTTCCATATTGATCAAGAATTATAGTTTCTTTTGCAACATTTACAAAATTACCTCTAATAAAATATACTCCATCTTGAATAGAAAATGATGATCCTGTTGATGTAGAACTATTTGTGATGGTAGTTGCTAAAGGACTTCCTGCAGATATTGAAGAATTTCCTAATAAACCTGATAAAATTATACTATCACAACTAATATCTTCTCCATCAGAAAAAGTTTGAGTTGAATTATTTTGAGTATTTGATGTGAGATAATTTATATAAAGAGTTAGATTACCTCTCTCTGAATTTTCTGCAAGCAATATTTTATCTACAAAAGCAGTAACTCCAGATCTTGCCCCTGTAATTTTCTTTCCTACTAATTGATCTGCATAAGCAGATACAGGAACTCCTTGATATGTGTTACTTAATTGAACAGCATAATACTGCCTATTATATGAAATATTACCAGGTATTACTTTCGCACCTTCTTTAAAGAAATGTTGACCAAATTTTTCAACTTGATTTTGTAATATTGATTGTAAAGTCGTTAATTCTCTTGCCTGAACAGGATATCCAGGCTTGAACAGCACCTTATGAAAATCATTTGCCGAATCAAAATCGTCGAAATATGGGGCTACATTTAAATTCGTTTGCTGTGGCATGATTTCTTAGAACTGCAAAATGATCTTGATATCTTCTTTTTGATTCACCGACCTAGTTATTGAAGGACGGTTATCGACATATATGATGTTTCCTGAATACTTTTTAGACTCAGGGCCAGCAATCCCACTCACGAAAGATTGCCCAAGGTTATATGTCCTATTATTTATTACAGTCGATATACCGCTAAAGACAGTATCAATACCTAAATTCGAGTTTGTTCCTGAATCGGGAACAATAATTAAACTACCAGTTCCAGATGGAGTGCTTGTAAATTGAAGTAATTCAAATCCATATGTGGGATTTGTAATCGCAGCACCTACAGTGGTAAATCCAACAAGTGACTTATCTTGCCAATATTTTAAAACTCCAGTATTAGAATCATAACTGATAACTTTTCCAACTGCAGTTTTACCTGTACCTATGGTTTGCCTAATCAAAGTATCTGCAGTAAAAGTAGCAGAACTATAACCAATACCAGTAAGTCTTAAAGCTGGAAGAGCACTTGCTTTATCAGAAGTTAATAATGTATTAGAAGTAACTCTTGGGTTTTCGACTACACCAACTCTTGCGATTTGGTTTCCAGTAATAAAATCAGGATTCTCTGTATCATTTTCAATACGAGAATATAATAAAACATTAAATGCACCAAGTTCTCTATAAATGTCTGCACCATGACCACCATCTGGTGGAATTATTACGTCAAAAGTAGGAGTTTCAGATCCTGTTGGAACTCCACCTGCTTCTAAATCCACAGATCCATAAGTATATCCTGATCCTTGACTGGTTACAGTAACAGAATCAATTTTATATTCATTATTAACAACAACAGTACACTGAGCACCGATACCATTTCCTTTAATAGGAACATTAGTATACGATGTTGCAGTATTTCCTATTGCAGTTCCTCTATTTGTAACAGTTACAATTTTAAGAGATCCATCAACTGCATTATCTCTAACAGATGCAGCATCTGTTGAAGTTGACCAATCAGTAGGAACTGGTATAAAATCAGTTGATTCAAATTTTACAATATCACTTGGTTTAATTGTATAAAGATACTTCCAAATATAACCATCACCACTACTACCTGCAGAACGAGGTTCTAGATCAGTAAAGATAGGCTCGTCTAAAGATGGTTTACCATTTGGATTATCAGGATCAGTACCATTTTGTAAACACTCATATACTCTAAAATCACTATTCAAAACAAAATAAGACGCAGAATATAAATTAGTTGCTCCAGAGATTTTTGCTCTATTGGAACTACTATAATCATCACGATACATATCATAAATTGTACCTGATGACCAAGATCTTTTCCTTACTACCTGCCTAACATCAGATGCATTGATTTTTTTCAATGCAATCATAGTATCCCAATAGTCATTTTCCTGATCGAAATTATCTTTCGGTGCAGGAGGAGACTGATCCCAATCACTTTGTACATCTGTTGGATTTGGTAAACCAATAAAAGAATAATACGAATTAGTTGTAGCACCAATACCTGCTACGAAATTCTTCGCATTTAATATTCTAATCTGATCTGTTATAATAGCAGACATTGTGAAAAGTTTTTATTTATTTAGAGTAGTTTATGTGGGTATAATAAAACTGCCTTTCATACCACTATGAATAGTGCATTGATATTCATAGTTAGCAGGGGCATCATGAGGAATAGTAAAGATTTGAGTTCCAGTATTAGAACCACTTATAAATGTACCAACACCAGTTGTTGTTCCTGTAAATTGTATTCTAAATGGGTGAGAACCACCTGTAGAATTTTCAAAAATATAAGTAAATCCACGATGTAAATATAAAGTTGGATCATCAGAAGTATTCAAAATTCCAGGACCAGCAAATCTATAAGATGATGACCCATTGGAAGAAACATAATATTTTATAGCAAGACCAACTGCAGATCCACTACCATTAACATCTGTGCTTCTGAAACTGCTTGCTGTTGTAACACCAGTTACATTTAAAGTAGTAATAGATAGATTATTTGGCGTAGCTCCACTACTTGTAGATCCATCTGCCATCAAAAACTGAGATGAACTTCCACCGTCTTTAATAATTGCATTACCAGTTATACTGCCAGTTGCAGTTACATTGTTTCCAAAATTAGCTACTCCACTAAATGTAGAAATTCCTCCAACGGTAAGACCTGTGCTAATACCAACTACGGAGGAATTTATGTTGATATTAGTAGGACTAGTAATCGCAGCAGTTCCTGAACTACCAAGAACATTTACTTCCTTTACACCAAAACTTTTATCTGCCATTGTTAGTATTTTTTAGGTATTTATCATGTGAAGTTGAAGGTTAACTGACCACTATAGTCAATGTCTCCTGTTATACTAAAATCTTTAGGGTCTTCACCACCAGTTAATGCATCATAAATGACCGTAGCTCTTGCACCTTGTAAATTATCATAATCACCCCAATTAGTAGTATCAGTTGCCGTAGTCGCTTCAGTTCCAATGTAAAACTTAGAACTATTTTGAGCATCTAATCCACTTAACCATTGTCTAACATTATACCAAGTCCAATCTCTATTAAATTCCACTTTGGTTGCTATAATTCCTGCAGCGATAGGACATGCAGAACTTGTTCCACTAAAAAGTCTATCTTCAGATTCTACAGATTGTTGACCACTTATAGTATAATATGAATCATTTCTGTTATATCTAGTTGATGTATTGTCTTCACATGCAGCCAAAGTTTGATCTGCAGCTGCAAAACAATCTGTTGCTTCACCCATATTACTATAACTTACCTTTCTTTCCTTTCCATCACCTGACCTATTATCATCATCAAGAGCACCTATTGAAATAGTTTTATATGTAACTGTAGTTCCATCCACATCTTTTCCTATTTGAGATGGAAAACCTGGTCTATTATGAGTATTCAACATAGTATGACCACCCATCGATGAGTAACCAGAAACTGTAGAACTAGCTAAAGCAGTATTATTGTTTACTGAATTATAATTATTATAATCAGCATGACTACTATTAACTAATTTTTGATTATTATTACCTGCAGATGTTATAAAAAGAACTCCAGCATCAATCAACTCTTCACCAGCAGTCAGTGCAGCATGTCCATCAGTATATGGTAAAACTCTAGTTTTTGATCCATCTCCTGTATAGTAATTCATAAATGCAGGATATGTTCCACTATAGGAAACTCCACCACTACCAGTTGTTCCTTGTCTAAAGTAGTAATATCCTGTAGACACTGCTGTTCTTCTATGACCCCAACTATTACTATTAACTGTTGGATCTTTAGTTCCGAAAAGTGGATTAACTGGTTTTGTATTATGAAAAACTTTCATTAAATCAAAATATGATTCCCATCCAACATTATTAGTTCCATATGCATTAATAAACCACTTATTTGCATTGTATGCCCAACCATATTGTCTACCATATGCTTGTGATGCACAAGGAGTTCCGTGGAATCCAGTTCCTGTTTGGTATGCAAGATTAGTTCCGTTACTATTTGCTCTAGTGTATGCTGCAGGTACACTTACACCACCAAAATCATTAAGTCCACTAGCACTACCACCATTACCAGAACTTACAAATTTAGCAGATCTAGCACTAGTAGCATTTGTTGTCCACCACGCTCTTGCTGCAGCCTCAGTTGGAACTATTGTACCATCCCATCGAGTTTCTTTTCTAGATCCATCTGCGTCAAAGAAATCTGGATCAATATAATATGGTGCTTCTAAAACAATATCAAGTAAATCGCAACTACCATTACCTGGTAAAACATTACCACCTTCGTAGTTGTCAGGACCACCTAAATTATTTTGAAATTCTATGTGACCAAACCACATATCTTGATCACCAACTATCACATCTACATGCTTTCCAGTTCCATATTGATGTATTCTATCATTGAGTATTGTCGCATCATCTGTACCATTCCAAGGATCATCTTTTTGCATATGTCTTTTCAACTGATAACTTCCTCTATTTTTTAGAGTAGAATCAGGTGATGCTGGTATGTAATTAGATGTCTGAGGATCTCTTTGATGTTTTACAGTGCTACCATACCTAGCATTTTTTCCAGCCTCTGCAACTTTATCAGGATCATCCATATATGTTCCTGGATATTTAACAGTATTCAAATGAACATAAGTAACTTTTTCATGATTGCGTAATGCAGTTGCTTCAGCATCTGTTAAAAGATAAACACCTCTAGTGTCACTATGAAGGCAATCATTAGCACAATCTTTAGCATCAGATGGGATATTATCTTCTAATGATCCATCTTTCATCAACTCTTCATGGATGAAAGTCCAATCAGCCTTTGATGTACATCCTACATAATATTCTTTTTTTGCACTAGAACCCGTTGGCTCTTTATCAAGAGTTGCCTTGTAACTCTCGAAGTCATAAGTCTCTCCTCTTCCTAGCATTACTTCATCGTCTCCCTAGTGAATCTGTAAGTTGTTAATCCAGTTTGACCTGTTTCTGGAGTAACCTCTAGTTTCATAACTCCACTAGCAACAGTAGCACCAATAGATACTATTAAACTTGGATTGTATATAATTCCATATTCCGACGAATATGCTGTTGATCCATTCTGCATCACAAGAACTTTCTGTACTTGTTGAGTATTCTCTCTTTCAATATGAACAGTGTATTCTGAAGATTTGAAGTTATTAGATGCTATTGTAAATTGGTTAATTGTGTGAGCAACTCCTGCTTGTGCAACAAAGGTTCCAAATCCACTTGAAACACCATATCTTTCATTAACTTCTAAAGTAGTTGTACTAGTAACTCCTGTTATTGTAACTCCATGAATATCAGTGGCAAATTTAAGGCTGTCATTATGATAGAGAGTTGTACCTCCATTTTGCAAGAAATTAGCAATTTGTTCAGTACCAGCAGCATTTCTAATTCTAACGTACCCACCCTGTATGTAAAAATCACCTGCTCCAGAATCTGTAATAAAACTATTACTACCATCACGATATATTTCTAATTTTCCAGAACCGCCAGTGAACAATGCTTTTTTACTCTGACCCAATAATAAAGAAGAACCTATACTTACATTACCAGTTGCAGTTGTTACACCAGCAACAACTAATGTCGCAACATTGGGATTATTATCAGTTGCACCCGTTACAGTAACTGCTGCTCCAGAAATTGCACTTACTGATAAGTTAGTGGCAAAATTAATTGTTCCTGCAGTACCAACTGTACTTCCATCATTTTTAATAATAATACCAGTACCAGACGCTGTTACACCTGTAAGTCCTGATCCATCTCCTACAAATTTAGCAGCAGTTACAGTAGCTGCTGCAGATACAGCTGAAACACTAATATTAGGAGTACCAGTTAATCCTTGTGCATTAGTTGCGACTGTTGCAGTAGCAGCATTACCAGATGTATTTTGATTACCACTAGCATTTACACCTGGAAGATTAATATTAGAAGTACCATCAAAACTTACACCGCCTATAGTTCTTGCATTTTGGAGTGCAGCTGCAGTAGCAGCATTACCAGTTAAAGCACCAACAAATTGAGAAGCAGTTACAATCCCCGTAAACTTACCATGACCACTAACAGTTAGAGCACTTGTTGCTGTAGTTGTTCCTATACCTATATTAGATGTTGTGTTTATACCTGTAGCATTCTTTGTAAAATATCCTTGACCACCACCAGCAGTAGCATTTACTGTTACATATCCTTGATTAGCAGAAACACTTATATTCGTACCTGCATTAATATAAGTAACGATTCCACTTAAAGCATTTCCATTACCATGAATAGTAGCACCTGTTACTGAACCACCAGCAGAAACTTTTCCAGATGCATTTACATCAGTAACTGAAATAGTTGGTGTTCCTGTCAACCCTCCTGATACAGATGCAGTAGTCGCTGTACCTGTTACATTACCTGTCAGATTACCAGTTACATTACCAATAAATGTATTGGCAGTCAAAACTCCTACAATCTTCGTATCACCAGTTACTGTCAAAGCCGATGTTGGATTTGTGGTTCCTATTCCAACATTAGATATAGTACTAATTCCAACACTAGTATTTGCCCATCTACCACCAATATAATTTAAATTGCTCCCATTTCCCAAATAAGTATAGAGTTCGTCAAAATTACTATTAATTTTAACAGCACCATTTAACAGGGTATCACCTGTCCCATCATTCGGTGCTGATCCAGTAGTAATGCCTTGTTTAGCCATTATTTCTCTATTTTTAAGTTATTTATGAAATTTAATTAAGTATAATCTTGTGATTTCAATGAATTTGTTCTTTGAATAATTGCAGATGTTTTGATTCCTACAAATCCAGAATTTCCATACGCATCATACGTATTATCCTCGCTGCGAGAGTGAAGATCAATTCTACCCCAACTATAATTACCGAAATATGTAGAAGTTGTAATTATTCCAGAGAATGAATCACTAGATCCTGTTGAATCAAATTTATATACATTAGAATCAAGAGTGATACCACTAGCATCAAAATTAACAGTGGATATTCCACTAATTTTTGCAAAAACTCTTCGGACAACAGTTGTTCCAACACCAACTACAGGAGTTGTATAATTTTCAACAGAATCAACTTGATAGATAGAATCTATGTTTACAGTTGACATTCCAATTCTATTAAAACTACTATCAAATGAAGATATGGTAGATCCAATACTTACATTAGTATTTGAAAGAACAAAGAAATCATTTACACTTAATGTACTTAATGTTGTAGCTGCTGATACCAATGTAGTATCTCTCAAATAAGAATTTGTTGGTATATGTAAGTCAACAATAATCTTATTTTGAGTACCAACTGTAGTTGTACCAAATCCAACAATTACACCAGAATCTCCATGATAAGAACTGACATTATCAGTTTCTGCAATTAATGTTGGTGGTCCTACTAAAACAACTGGTGGATTAGTTTCTGAATAATTTGTTCCTGAATTTGTAAGATTAATTGCAGAAACTGAACCAGAAGATAATGTAGCAGTTGCTGTGGCTTGTGTGCCAGTTGAATCTTGAATAGAAACAGCTGGAACACCTGTATAACCAGCACCAGCATTAGTAACTGTTATTGCAGTAACTATTCCTGCAGTATTGACAGACGCAACTGCGATTGCACCTACTTTTGAATTTTGAGAAGTAATGGTAACTTTATCTTGGAAAGTTTTACTTCCTTCAGTTTCATTAGTAGGATTAAAGAATGGTCTAACATTATCAACAAATATTGATGTAGATCCAACCCCCACACTCTTAATTACATAAGCAGTAGGATTAACTAATGGTTCATAAAGTTCTCTAGCTTTAGATACTCTCTTTTGATTAATAATAGCATCTTCAGTTTGCTTGCACCAATCTACTGGTCTTAATAAATTTTCATCATCAGTATTGCCAGGACCATAGTAAATATTAGTTCCTGCATTATCAATAGAAATAATCTTAGTTACAACCCTCTTATCTTCATCTTGATAGAATTTTTGATTTAATTGTGGGTCATATCCAATATCTAAAGTATCGCCAGGTTTTACAGTATCAATAACATTTCTAAAGACAACATCAACAGTACCACTTCCTTTATAGAAAACAATCTTACAAGTATCACCTATTTTAGGTGCTTCTGTAAATGTTATAATACTACCACCCTCAAATATGTAACCTTGACCAGGAATTTGTAGAATATCATTAACGAATACTAATAAGGTATCCTGAACATTAATTGGTGATCCCTCTTGTGCTTTAATAGCAAGTGGTTCACTATTAAGTGTTAATTGGAATGCTTTCTTCTCATTATCGAATAATGAATCAAGTCTATCTAAAGACTGAAGCATTCCGATAGACCAACCAGTAAATTTGTCAGTTTGTTCTTCTTGTACTGTTAGTTCAAATTCTTCGTATGCAGAAGTTGTTGGAATACCAAGTGGACCACCAATAGGAACAGTAAGTTTTTCATTTACTCCATAACCATAACCTTCACTCTTAATACTAAAACCAATAACACTTGATCCCTGACCAACAATGATATCAGCAGTTGCACTTGTTCCTACACCAGCAACAGAAGTTGAAGAATATACTAAAGGAATATCACTATATGATAGTGGTTCATCAATAATTACTTCAAATGGTTTATTAATCTTACCACCTCTAGCATAGAAGTGTGGGCAAGTAGAAATACCAGTATTAACTTCAAAACTATTATCACTTAATACATTAATTACATCAGCACCATCAAGAGCTGG